TAAGGCTACAAAAGGCAAGGTTACTGAAAAGCAGATTTTACATTCCTTAGCAAATTTAACTGACAACTAATTTACTTATATTGGCGCAAAAGAAAACCATAAAAATAAGGCAAAAATTATGGCAATGAAACAAACCATTATAGAGATGATTGAACAGATACCCGGTGGTAAAAGCGCGGTAGCTGGATTCTTAGGATTTACTGAAAGTGAATTAAATAATCGTCTTTATCAAACAAAGGGCCAACGGTTCAAAAATGAAGAGTTGATCGCTATTCAGCTTGAATATGGTTGCACACAATTTATTGAAGAATTATGCCGTGCAGCTGGTGGACGCTTTGTACCTGATACCTGTGCAGATGATTTAGATGCAGTAGAAATGGCAAATATTCAATTACATGAGTTATCAGCTCGTGGATTGTTATTTGAAGCATTAGAAAGCGCGCTTGCTGATGGTGAGATTACCCGTAGTGAAGAAGATTTGATCCGCAAGTTATTAAATAAACATTTATCTGCAACACAACATTCTATTGAGTGTGTGATTTCACTTAATAAACGGCAATAAAAAACCACGGCGGCCACCGTGGTTAATTACACTCACAAGGAGTTCACAAGATGAATGAATTATTACCGATTAATGATAAAAATGCAAGTGCATTAACAATGAGCAGTCGAGAAATAACAAAACTTGTTAATTCTAGACATAGTGACGTGTGTAAAAGCATTGAAACGCTTATTTCAAAAGGTGTGATTGGGGGGTATCAGCCGAAACCGTACACCCACCCACAGAATGGTCAAATCTACTATGAGTACTTTTTGAATAAGCGCGACACTTATATTTTAGTTGCTCAGTTTTCACCGGAATTCACCGCGGCAGTTATTGACCGTTGGCAAGAGTTAGAAAACCAACAAAATCCGACCGCACTTTTACCACAGAATTATCTTCAAGCCTTAGAGCAGTTGGTGGCATCAGAGAAAGAGAAACAAGCTTTAGCGTTAGAGAATAAAGCGATGAAACCTAAAGCGGACTTTGTAGATCTTTATGTTGATATTGGCACAACAAAATCATTACGCGAAACGGCAAAAATCTTAAATATGCCAGAGAAAGCGATGATAGCTGCACTAGAGCGAGATAAAGCGTTATATCGTCAATCAGGCAATCTTATTCCATATTCAGATAAACAAAGCCGTGGCTTATTTACAGTGAAAACAGGTACAGCAGAGCACGGTCACAACTTTACACAAACTCGCGTGACATCGAAAGGTATTCAATGGATCGCACAACGTTACGCTTCGGAGTTAATGCTATGAGCAAATTTATCCCTAATTCTTTTCAGATCCCTAATGCTTTTGTAGATGAAGTGATGTTTGCCCTTTCTGGTAACGCTGTAAAGGCCTATTTGTTGGTGGCTCGTAAAACGACTGGTTGGCAGAAAGAGAGTGATTTTATTTCTATTGAGCAATTTAAACAATTCACTGGCATTAACCGAGACAAAACTATTTATGAAATCCTTAAAGAGCTTGAAGAAGTTGGTTTGATTCGTACTGTTAAAACAGCTGGAAGAACGACTGAATTCTATTTAGTGAAAGACCTTCCTAACGTTGAAAATAAACCAGTGGCGAAAAGTGCTACCAGTGGCGAAAAGTGCCACCAGTTACAAAAAGTGCCACCAGTGGCGAAAAGTGCCACGACACCAGTGGCGGAAAACGCCACCGCCACCCCTGGCGAAAAACGCCACCCTACAAAAACAAATAATAAAACAAATATAAATAACCCCCCTATAGTCCCCCCAGCTGAGCAAGTTGTGTTGGATTATTTGAACATGGCATTGGCAAATCTTGCAGAAGAGCAAGGCGAACGTAAACCAACAGGCTACAAGCTCACTGACAAAACAAAACAAGCGATTGGTGCTCGATTGGCTGAATTCGATTTGGGTGTGTGTAAACGTGTGGTGGATTATCTCGTGTCGAAATGGGGCCGTGATCCGAAAATGGTTGAGTATCTCCGACCAAGTACGATTTTCCGTCCAACAAACTTCGGTGAGTATGTTGTCGGCTCAGAGCGTTGGGATAACAAGGGCAGACCAGAAATGCGAGACGGTGCTTGGGTGATGGCTGATGGTACGGTGTTAAAACCGAAAGGCAGTGCACCAAACCCGGCAAGCAAAAGCACCGATTGGGCAAAGGGCAGACAAATTCAAATTCGTAATCCGCAAGTAGCGGAAAAACTACGCAAAATGGGGATGTTGAAATGAACGTGGCAATCAGACAAGAAAATTGCGTTTCAGGGGTTGATTTAAATACTCATGTTTCAGAATTAGTGAATCAGTTATTTAATCGCTTGTGTGCTTACTGCAACCGTTGGCGCTATAACTACCCAACAGACGAAGCATTGGAAGAAGCGAAGTTTATTTGGATTGAAGAGCTAGTGAATCATGATGTTTTATCTGTGGATATGTTAGAGCGTGGATTAGCAAGAGTTCGTGCAGCAAGAAATGATTATTTTCCAAATCTGTTTGATTTCATCGAATGGTGCAAAATCCCGATGGATTTACCGTCAGAAGAAGAATTAGCACAGCGTTTAGCCAGTTTTCAACGTTATGGCATGGCTGATGTAGATAAATTTAAATTCAATTCTACCGTGGAATATTGGTTGATCACTGATTTGTATTGCCGTTGTCGCAGATACACTTGGTCGGTAGAGCAGTTACGCAAAGAAATTAAACAGGCCTTACGCAATATGGCAGACCGTTTAAAAAATGGTGAAGTGTTACCGGAGCCAACAAAACAATTACCATCGCAAGCAACATCAATGCCAGTTTCAAAAACACGTCAAGCAGAGATTATTGCAAGCATTAAAGGATCGTTGCGGGGGCATTAATGCAAGTATTGTTGTTGACACCATATAAACAATCAGACCTTGGTTTAATGATGTTTAGAATTCCGCGCAATGCTGCACAGGTGATGACGAAGAGAATGGTGTTAATGCCAGAGCCTACTGAATTACAACATAAGGAATCGGGTGTAGTTAATTGGCAAGGGGCTATTAGTGAAGAATTTCCACCGTTGGTGGTGGATTTCTTAAAAAATAAGGAAGTGTGGTCAAAATTACTTACAAAAAAAGCGTTGATGAATTTTGTGGCCAGTATTAAGCATTGTCAGTTGAGTGATGGTGAATACTGCCATAAAGAATTAACCATTACTCCTCACTTAGACGGTTTTATTAGAACTTGTTGGCACCACGATACAGAAATGCGCAAAGGAAACTACGATGCAGAAAAAGCATCGTTGGTGGTGGAACAAAATATAGAGCAAGCAATCATTGCAAAAATCCAAGTGGATTTAAAGCATGCCCGCCCTTTAACGGAATCAGATTTAGTACTGTATTGTTTTAAGAATGGACTTCAACGTTTATTAAGTGATGCGTTATTGAGAAAGGTTTTTAGTGTTAAAAATTACGAACGAGACAATAAAGAAAGCTCCACTCGTTTTGAAGATCCTCTTATTTATCACATGGACCGTTTAGATAAAGCCATTTTAAATTTAAAAGCCGATGATGATCCGCCACTTCAATATATGGCAAGACCAAAGCCACAATATATCCGTTCTGAAAAATGGTTACGTTGGGTAAAAACTCAGCCTTGTGTATGTTGTGGTAAACAAGCAGATGATCCACATCATTTAATTGGTCATGGTAATGGTGTGATGGGAAGTAAAGCAGATGATTTGGATTGTATTCCGCTTTGCCGAATTCATCACAATGAATTACATCAAAACGTAAAAGCATTTGAAGAAAAGTATGGTTCACAAATAGAGCTTTGGCATAAGTTCTTTTTATACTCCATCAAGATTGGTGCATTAGTGATTGATTAATAGTTTAACAAACAAAAGTGCGGTCTTTTTTAAAGTGAGATTTCTATGACAACGATAACACTTGAACTACCATTTCCACCTTCGGTTAATACTTACTGGCGCAGAGTAAATGGGAAAACATTAATTAGCGCGAAAGGACGCGCTTATGCTGCACAGGTTGCGTGGATGACTAGACGCTCAGCAAGATTTCCAGCGGGTATTCGTGCTGCAGTGGTGGTGGAAGCATTTATGCCGGATAGAAGAATGCGTGATTTGGATAATCTTTTTAAATCATTATTAGATGCGTTAGTGAAAGCGGGCGTGTTGGTGGACGATAGTGTTATTGATGATTTGCGAATTGTACGCAAATGTGTAGTAAAAGGTGGAAAGGTTTTAGTGTCGATTAAGGAGATAGTATGTTAGATATTGATGTAATTGTTGTTGAGTTCGGTTATTGGGCAACACCAAGACATGAAACAGAATTTCCACGTGTTGCCGCTGGATTTGCAGAAATGAAATGTGAAGCACGTTACGCTCATAAATATCGCATTAATTCTATCTCTGATGACCTTGGTTTAAGAATTGATGGTTATCTTGGTATTATACGCAAACTAACACCTGAGCTTTATGATGTGTTTGTGTTGACCTACATTAAGCGCTGGGAAAAGCAAGAAATATTGACTTATCTACGTATTTCAAAAGCGGAATATTTCAACCGACTAAAAACTGTAAAGACATCTTTAATGCTAATGATTGTGAGTGGTGGGAGTGAGTGTATTTGGGTTGTTTAAAATTTTTAAATAAAACCGCTTGACAGTCTAGACTAAATGTGTATCATATAAGATATAGTGCGTTTTTTGCACGTTACAAACGCAGAATTGATTTTTAAACCCCTGATGGTTCTCCATCGGGGGTTTTTTATTGCCCCGCAATTGCGAGGTGGAGTATGAGAATGTTTAAAGATGCAGGGAATCAAACATATTTTTGGTCAGGTTTTTCCGGTGTTCTTGCTTGGCTAAGTGATCAAAACAATTTAATGATATTAAGTTTAGTGATTGGTATTGTTACCGCACTAGTTAATGCTTATTCAAAATGCTACGAAGGCAGAGCGGCAAGACGAGCAGAAGAGCGCGAAGAAGAATTGCATGCCTTAAAGGTTCAGGCTTTAAAAAGAGGGCTTAGAGATGAAGCTAGCAAAGACTAGAGCTGGATTAGGGATTGCAGGAAGTATATGCGGAGTATCAGCCATCATCCTAACAATGTACAGTTCTTATGGTGATGAGCTTATTCTTAGTCCTGCCGGGGCTGAAATCATTGGTAATGCTGAAGGGTGCAGACGTGATCCTTATAAATGCCCTGCCGATGTATTAACTGTTGGCATTGGATCAACTGAATACAGTGGCTTACCAATAGATCCTAAACATCGTTATACAGATTTAGAAATAGCAGAACGCTGGAAGAATGACATTCAAGTGGCTGAGAAATGTGTATTGGCTTATGGAAATGGTCGAGCGTTACCACAGTCTGTATTTGATTCTGCAGTATCTATTACTTTTAACGTTGGTTGTGGTGCAGTTCGAAAATCAACCTTATTTAAATACCTTAATTCAGGCAAGTATGAGTTAGCTTGTAATGAATATCCAAGGTGGAATAAAGCTGGTGGAAAAGTTTTACCTGGCTTAGTTTCACGTAGAGAAAAAGAAAAGGCATTATGTTTATCTGATTTACATAAGTAAAGGTTAGCCGGTGCGGTTATGGGAGCTATTAAATCAGATGGCGAAAGCGTAAACAAAAGAGCCTAAACCGCACCGCTATTTATTATGGGGTTTAACATGATTGGTATCGGGCAATATATCAGTAACGGATTCACAAAGGTTTTATTGGTGTGCTCCGTTGTTTCTGCGTTTGTAATTCTTGCATTGAGTGGTTGGATTCATCATCAGTCAGTAACTATTGATGGATTGAATGGAAAGATTAAAACACACCAAGAAACAATTGCTGCACAAAGTCAAACGATCACTCGATTAGAAGAAGATGCTGAGCGAAATAGACAGCTCACATTTGAGCTAAGTCAGGTGGAGTCAGATGCAAGGAGTAAATCAGATGCAGTTATCAAATCTATACCGAAACAAATTAAAGCTAGCAGTGCTTTTAATACTAATGCTCCTAGCAATGTTATTGAGTTCTTGCGCCAGTAAACCTGTTGTAATGAGTTGCTCTCAAGTACCTGCAGCGTTGACCGCTCATTTAGATAAGACGGCATTTGCTGGTGATACTTATGGTGATGTAACAAAGTACGCGGTAATTTTAAAGCGAGAACGCGACATGTGTTTAAACCGAATTGATAAAATTCGGGAGTGGCAAACAGAGAAGTTAAGTAAATAAAAGGTGAGTGACAATACTCGCCTTTTTTATTTTGGTGGGAACTATGCCAGCAAGAATACCTAAAGCATGCAGAAAGCAAGGTTGTAAGAATACAACAATCAACAGCAATGGTTATTGTGATGAACATCAAGGTTGTGGTTGGCAAAGACATCAGAAAGGAAAGACATCGTCTCAGCGTGGTTATGGAGCTCAATGGAGAAAAATAAGATCAGTTGTGTTAGTGCGAGACAACTATCTGTGCCAAGAGTGTTTAAAGCAAGGTCTGTTTGTAACAGCTACAACTGTTGACCATATAACGCCTAAGGCTCACGGTGGTAGCGATGACTTAACTAACCTACAAAGTTTATGTAATTCATGCCATAAATTCAAAACAGCGCGAGAACGCTTGAAATAGTGTTTAAAGTGCGGTTGTTTTTGTAAGGGGAGGGGGTGGTAAAATCTCTATAGGTTTTGCCTATCGAAACCGCCCACCTAACTCAATTTTTACAACCGCGAAATTAAGATTTTAAAGGTAAGCCAAAATGACAGGAAAAGCACTCGTTTCAGGTAGGGGGCGAAAGCCTAAGCCGACAGCAGTGAAAGAGCGTCAAGGCAATCCTGGTAAGCGAAAATTAAATAAAGATGAACCACAGTTTAGCGAATTTGATGAGCATACACCGCCACCAGATGACCTAGACGAGAACGGCAAAACAATGTGGGTCTTTGTGTTAAAAGAGTTGATCCCGCAAAAAGTATTACTCAAAACAGATTTGCAGACTGTTGCAAATTACTGCATTGCTTACCAAAACAGAAAGCAAGCTAATCGTGATATTGAGAAATTCGGTAGCGTAATTGAATCTGATGCTGGTATTAAACGCAATCCAGCGTTTACCACGCTAAAGGAAGCGATGGCTGATATGGCTAAGTTTGGCTCATTGCTTGGTTTAGATCCAAGTAGTCGCACTCGATTAGTGGGAAATGCCGATAATAAAATTGAGAATCCATTCGCGGAGTTAATGCAATGACAGATAATGTAAAAAAGGCAATTAAGTATGCCAAAGATGTTATTGCTGGCAAAATTCCCGCTTGCCGATTTATTGTAAAAAACTGTCAGCAGTTCATTGATGATTTAGAAAATCAAAGTGCGGTTAAATTTCCTTATTATTTTGATGAAGTTAAGGCTGAAAAAGCGTGTAAATTCATTCAATATCTGCCGCACACAAAAGGCGAATGGGCATCAAAGCGACAAAATATCACGCTTGAACCTTGGCAACTCTTCATTATGGCAAATACTTTCGGGTGGCTACGTAAAAGCGACAATCTGCGTCGTTACCGTGAAGTTTATGTTGAAGTACCCCGTAAAAACGGTAAATCAGCTATTTCTGCAGGTGTCGGCTTGTATATGTTCTGCATGGATAATGAGTTTGGTGCGGAAGTCTATTCAGGTGCAACAACAGAAAAACAAGCGTGGGAAGTATTCCGTCCTGCTCGATTGATGTGTAAGAAAACCGATCTACTTTGCTCGACTTTCGGCATCGAAGTCAATGCGTCAAACTTAAATAGACCCGCTGACGGTTCTCGGTTTGAGCCGCTTATCGGTTCACCTGGTGATGGTGCATCACCTAGTTGTGCGATAGTGGACGAATACCATGAGCATAAGAATGATGAGCTATATACCACAATGTTGACTGGTATGGGGGCGCGTAAACAACCGCTTATGTTTATCATTACGACTGCAGGTTATAACATCGAAGGTCCTTGTTACGACAAACGCAGAGAAGTAATTGAAAAATTATCCGGTGCAATTCCTAATGAGGAGCTATTTGGAATCATCTATACAATTGATGAAGATGATGATTGGACAGATGAAAGCGTATTACGTAAAGCAAATCCAAACTTTGATGTGTCAGTGTATGGTGACTACCTAATTAGTCAGCAAAACAAAGCAATTAATAATGCACGTCTGACCAATACTTTCAAGACTAAACACTTGAATGTATGGGTGTCTGCGAAAGAAAGCTATTTTAACATGGTGAGTTGGGAAAACTGCAAGGATGAAACATTATCACTTGAAGATTTCCAAGGTGATGATGTTGTGCTTGGCCTTGATATGGCGCGTAAGCTTGATATGAACTCGCTTGTTAAAGTGTTTGCTAGGGTTATTGATGGTAAGCGGCATTATTATTGTATTGCTCCAGAATTCTTCGTTCCGGAAGATACTATCTATAACACTGATACCGCTTTAAAACGAGTGGTGGACAAATATCAAAAATGGGTAAACAGTGGGCATTTAACTGCAACAGATGGTGCGGAAGTTGATTATCGAGAAATCGAAGAAGTCATCAAAGATACCAATCAAGAGCATAGAGTTTCTTGTGTCGCGATTGACCCGCATGGAGCGATAGCAATCAGCCATAACTTAGCTGATGAAGGACTTAACCCTATAACCATTACACAAAACTACACCAACTTATCTGACCCAATGAAAGAATTGGAAGCGGCAATTGAATCAGGCCGTTTCCATCATGACGGTAATCCAATTATGACGTGGTGTATTGGTAACGTGGTTGGCAAGACGGTTCCAGGGAATGATGATGTCGTGCGTCCAATTAAAGAAATTCCTGAAAACAAAATAGACGGAGCGGTGGCTTTAATGATGGCAATCGGTCGCATTATGTTGAGCACTGATGATGAAAACTTTTTCCCAAATGAGGTATTGGAACTATGAGAACTGTCATTTTAGATCTTTTAGGTCTAACAGGCTTTGGCTTGATGTTTTATGGAGTGTATCTCAAATATGGGGCAGATATTGCATTAATTGGTAGTGGGGCATTATTACTGCTTTTAACTATTTTGGCATCGAGAGGTAAACAATGATTTTTGATAAATTATTTAGCACTCGTTCACTGGAGAATCCAGCGGTGCCATTAAGTGCTGAATCAGCTTACGAAGAAATATTTGGAATGCAGCCGACTAAATCGGTTAGTCCTGATTTGGCAATGAAGTTATCTGCTGTTTATGCTTGCGTTTATGTGTTATCGAGTTCTGTCGCACAATTACCACTGCACGTTAAGTATAAGAGCGGTGATAAAGTAGAAACAGTAAAAGATCATCCAGCATATTACCTTCTACATGATAGCCCTAACGATTGGCAGACATCTTATAAATTGCGCGAATATGCACAAAGTTCTGTTTTGTTGTACGGAAATGCTTATATCCATATTGTTCGTAATAAAAACGGTGAAGTTGTCTCGCTTGAATCATTAGAGCCGTGGAAAGTGCAGTTGCTTAAAAACGGAAGTCGCTATGTTTACGCTTACTACGGTGACGATAAGACAATGAGCTTATCTCCAGATGATGTTTTACACATCAAATCACTCGGGCCATCAATAAAAACAGGTAAATCAGTAATCCAAACTCATGCTGAGACGATTGGCTTGGGGTTAGATGCTCGAAAATTTGCTAGCGGTTTCTTCGGTGGAAATGCTCGTCCTGCAGGTATTCTTTCAGTTAAAACACCTCTGAACAGTAATGCGTGGGAAAACTTTAAAAAGATGTGGCAGACCGCACAAGAAAAGCTGAGAAGTGAAGAAAATAAAACAATATTACTTCCTGCCGAACTTGATTATAAGGCTTTGACCGTATCACCAGTCGATACTGAACTGCTTTCAATGATGAAACTGAATCGTTCCGAGATTGCAGGTATTTTTAATGTTCCAGCACACATGATCAACGATTTGGAGAAAGCGACATTTTCCAACATATCAGAACAGACAATCCAGTTTATTCGATTCAGCGTGATGCCATGGGTGGTTAATTGGGAACAAGAGCTAAACCGAAAAATCTTTACTGAAGCAGAGCGTAAAGCGGGTTACTTCGTAAAGTTTAATCTTGCTGGGATTATGCGTGGTACTGCGGGTGAGCGAGCAACGTTCTACCATGCGGCTATCACTGATGGTTGGATGTCGCGAAATGAAGCTCGTCAGCTTGAAGATATGAATCCGGTTGAAGGGCTGGATGAAATGTTGGTTAGCGTGAATGCGGCAAAACAAGCAAATAATAAACAAACGGAGAACACAAATGAGTGATGTAGAAAAGCGCTCCTACGCAGGCGAAGTGCGAGCGGAAAGCCGAGATGATGAGCCTACGCACATTATCGGTTATGGTTCCGTGTTCAATACTATGTCTGAAGTAATGTGGGGGTTTCGCGAAATCATTATGCCAGGTGCATTTGATGATGTACTTGAAGATGATGTGCGCGGGTTGTTTAATCACGACCCGAATTTCATTCTAGGGAGAAGCAAGGCTGGTACGTTGAGTCTATCAGTCGATGAAACAGGTCTTAAATACGACATTATTGCACCAGATAATCCAACTATTCGTGATTTAGTTATTGCACCGCTAAAACGTGGTGATATTACTCAATCATCTTTTGCGTTTAAGATCGCACGTAATGGAGATGAATGGTATGAAAATGATGATGGTGTAATCATCCGTGAAATTCATAAAATTTCACGCCTTTATGATGTCAGTCCTGTGACTTATCCCGCTTACCAAGAAGCAAGCAGTACAGCTCGCTCACTTGAAGCGTGGAAAGAAGCTCGAGACTCAGGAACAATTGCTAAAGCGGTATCACAAAAAGCCGCACGTGAGCGATTCTTAAGCTTAATTAGCGCTAAATAAAAGTAATTTTTATCAATACGAGCCGCAATAATGCGGCTTTTTTCATTTAAAGAAAGAGGAAAAATCATGGCTAAATTACATGAACTTCAAGAAAAACGTCGTAATATCGCGGCTCAAATGCGTCAATTGAATGATGAAATTGGCGAAAAAACATGGACTGAAGAACAGCGTACTAAGTGGGATGCAATGAAATCCGAATTAGGCGGTGTTGAATCACAAATTGAGCGCGAAGAATCATTACGATCAACCGATGCTTTATTTGTTGAAGAACAGCGTCAAATTGAAACTGAATCAAAACCAGTTATTGATGTAGAAGTTAAACGAACCCAAGCATTTAATTCGTTCTTACGTCGTGGCTTAGGCGAATTAAGTCAAGAAGAACGTCAAGTGATGGCGGAACTTCGCGCACAAGCGGCAGGCACTGACAATAAAGGTGGCTACACCGTACCTAAAGAAATGCAGGCTCGTATTGCTGAACAAATGAAAGCTTTTGGTGGTATCGCGAGCGTTGCTCAAATCCTTAACACTGCAGACGGTCGCGTTATTACTTGGGCGACTGCAAACGGCACCGCTGAAGAAGGTGAATTAATTGGTGAAAATGCGGCAGCAACTGAATTAGATACTGAATTTGGCACTGCTGAGCTTGGTGCGAAAAAACTCTCATCAAAAATTATCCGCGTATCAAACGAATTGTTACAAGATTCAGGTGTGGATATCGAAGAGTATTTATCTCGTCGAATTGCAGAGCGTATTGGTCGTGCAGAAGCTAAATATCTTATCCAAGGTACTGGCGTTGGCTCACCTGCTCAACCTAAAGGCTTGCAAACCGCAGTTACTGGTGTAACACAAGCAGCAGCCGCAGCAGTGGCATGGCAAGATTTTAACGCATTGATCCACTCAGTAGATCCTGCCTATCGCAATGTTGGCAATACTCGCCTTGCTTTCAATGACAATACGTTAAAAACGTTGAAAGAAATGGTGGATGGACAAAAACGTCCATTATGGTTGCCTGATGTGGCTGGCGTTGCTCCTGCAACCATCTTAGGCCATCAATATGTGATTGATCAAGGCATCGAAGATATTGGTTCAGGTAAGAAATTTGCTTACTTTGGTGATTTCAGCCGATTCGTCATTCGTCGCGTGTCAGGTATGACATTACGTCGCTTAGTGGAACGTTATGCAGAGTTTGACCAAGTAGGTTTCTTGGCATTCCATCGCTTTGACTGCGTACTCGAAGATGTTTCAGCAATTAAAGCATTAACAGGTAAATAGATAAAAGTGCGGTCAGAAATGGCCGCATTTTTTTGGGGGATGAATGGAAATCACACTAGACGAAATTAAGTTGCAATGTCGCATTGATAATGATGAGGAAGATGATTTGTTGTCTGCCTATCTAGTTGCAGCAAAGGCGATGGTTGAGAACCACACGAATAGAGTGCTTTTGAATACATTGCCCGAAGAAAAACCGATTAATGCACAAGAAATCACTGGTGATTTGAAAATAGCCATATTAATGCTGATCGCTTACCTATATGAAAACCGTGGTGGATGGAACGAAGGGCAAGGTGTAACAAACTTTGATTTACCTCCAACTGTTAAAGCCATCATTGAGCGTTATCGTTTTATAGATGTGTAGGTGATTAATATGAACATAGGAAAGCTACGTCACAGAATTACCTTGTTGCGGCAAGTTAATGAAGTTAATGATTACGGTGCAAGTACTCAAACCTGGAAGAGAGTAGCTACTGTTTGGGCTGATGTTAGACCATTATCAGGTCGAGAGTATTTTTCAGCCAAGCAAGTACAGTCTGAAGTTACCACTCAAATATGGCTACGTCATATAGAAGGCATTAAACCCACAATGAAGGTTAAGTTTGGGAAAAGAGAATTTGAAATTCTTTCCGTGCTTAATACTCAAGAGCGTGACGTGTCGTTACAGCTTATGTGTAAGGAGACAGGTAATGTCTAATCTGACTGTGAAAGTTACTGGTCTTAAAGAGTTAGGGAAAAAAATGAATGACCTTGGAAAGAAAACAAAAGGTCGTATTTCTGTTGACTCAATGCGAAAAGGTGCTGTGATTATTAGGGATAAGGCAAGAGCCAATGCACCAACTTTACAAGAGAAAGTACCCCATCGGAAACGTGGCACTTTAAAAAGAGCCATACTTGAAAGTACAAAGGTTGATAAGTTCGGAAATGTCCGCTCTAAAATCTATGTTCGAAAACTTCGAAGTAAAACTATTGAAAACTTTAAAGTTAAAACAGGTAAAGGTGGCGCTAAAAACCCTAACGATCCTTATTACTGGCGATTTATAGAGTTTGGAACATCAAAAATGCAAGCCAGACCGTTTTTGCGTCCAGCATTCTCAACTAAAAAAAATCAAGTATCGCGAGAAATTATTAATAATCTGCGCAATAACATTTTTAGAGAGGCTGGTAAATGATTCAAAAGAAACTCTTTAATGCTCTAAATCCACTGGTGTCAGGTCGTTGTTTTTATGGGTTGATCCCTGAAACAAATAGTACCTATCCAGTCATCGTATATCAATTCCCAACAATATCACCAAATTCAGCGTTGGAAGATGGAGATTTGGATGATTTCACGGTGCAGATTGATGTTTATAGCAAAAATCCTGATGACATTTTCGCTCTGCGAAAGGCTATTTTTACCGCACTTGAAACGGCATTTGATTATGCCGAGAGAGAAAGTGATTTCAGTGACTACGAACCCGATACAAAATTACATCGTCGGGTAATAACTTATCAAATTGCTTATGGAGAATAAAACATGGCAGCAAAAACCACACCGTTCCAAAAAACACGGTTTTATATTGGCACATCCGAAGATGTCGGTAAGAAAATTACAGCTTGTGCTGTAACACCAAATGCAACAATTACTGTCCCATCAAGCGGATTCAAAACTGGTGATTGTGTCTTAGTTACCGGCTTGGGTGCACTAGATGGATATTATCCAGTTAAATCTGTTGCGGCAGATGTAATCACATTGGCCGATGAAGTTGATTGGTCAGCGTATGATCAACCAACAGTATTTACTGATGCTAAAGCGGCATTAGTGAAATGGTCAAATAATTTCTGTGAGCTCCGAAATTTAGAGCGTAGCGAAGATACATTGACCGAAGAAGATGTGACTACCATGTGTGATGATGGCAAAGCCACCGAAGCAGGTGAGTTTGAGTACGGTGAGACTCAGATGAAGTTCTTTACTGCGCCAACATCCGAAATGCAAAAATTATGCCGTAAAAAATTCTTTTCGAAATCGAAGTTCCCTTTCCGTTTAGTTTTCCCAAATGATCAAGGCACGATGTATGGCACTGGTTATTTCAAATCTGGCAATGGTTACTCCGGTGAAACTATGGGTAAATTTGAAAGCGGTGCGACTATTAAGCATACAAAACAGGAGTACCATTTACCTGTAGCTTAATAATAAAAAAAAGCCAAGAGTGATCGGCTCTTGGCTTTAATTATTTGATTAACCTTTAATGCAGGAGAAGTTTACCTGCGAGTAAATTTTAACCATAAAATAGGGTAAATACAATGGATTTGAGAAACAAATTGTTGAAGCATAAACCTAAAGTAACCGAAATTGAAATTCTTGGCGAAAAGTACTATGTAAGAGCATTAAGTGTCGGTGATGTGAACCGTGGATTGTTTGGCCAGCACAAACTATTGTGTGATATTGCAAAAGCACAAGGTATTGAGCTTGATTATGATGATCCTGATGAATTAGGCAAGCAATTAGGAAAAGTTTACGATCCATATCGTTTAGCTCGAAATCTAGCCCTCCGCTTATGTGACAAAGATGGTAATCTATTGTTTGACTTTGAAAATGAAGATGATTTGAAAGCATTATCAAGCCTAGATAATGAAGTTTCCGAAGAATTAAGTCGAGCATTGATGGGCGATGAACCAAAAAACTTAATGACCGACGCAAGTTCCAAATAACTTTATCGCTTGCGTTGGGCAAAACGTTAGAAGAAATCGAACAAATGCCTGAAAAACATCTTCAGGAATATATGCTGTTTTATCAAGAGCAGCCATTTGGTTTGTGGAGAGATGATTATCGCACAGCACAGATTGCTCATTTGTTAGCGTTAATTCATAAAGATCCAAAACAGAAAGCCACAACATTGAACGATTTAATGCCATTTTTCAATGAAAATAAGGCATCAGAAGATAAAGAAGATGATGGCGTAGAGTCTTATTTGTTAAATCGTTGATTATTTAGTAAAAAAGTTGAAAAAATTAGCTACTCCCTATTGATTAAAATGAATGTATTTTGTACAGTATAGGTAAGTAAATAAGGAGGGGTTATGTTTAAAGATGAAATTAAACTTATCCATTGGTTGGGTAAAGAGGCTATTGCGTTTTTAGCTTTATTCTTTGTATTACCTATCATTTTTATCTTGGCTGTAACAGGCATAACCTTGAAAATTTTACTCGGTGTTTCTCTGGCTTACATTACCTTTTTTATTTTTGCAAAAGTTGCTATGTTTTTCTTTATGAAGAAAACTGAAAATGAAGTGCTACAGCAAATTGAAAAAGAAAACGAAGTTAAGTACGTCATCATTAAATAAATAGTTAGTGTTTGTATAGAAAGCTCGCAATATGCGGGCTTTTTTTATTTCTGGAGAAAATATGTCATCACTCGGTAGTTTGTATATTGGGTTAAGTCTCGATACAGTCCAATTTCAGAATGGATTGAGTAAGTCGGAGTATCAGACCCGAAAATTTACTAGACAATTTGAAGCTAATTTTTCTCGCGCTCAAGAAAAAGCACGTCAGTTCTCAGAACGCACTACACAATATTTAAATAATATTGAGAAAGCCGCCAATAACATCAATTCGACAACAAAATGGAGTTTTCGCCTTGATAATTTAGGTAGAGCGCAAGATTTGTCAAAGCAAGCTATTGCAATGATGGATAGCTACACTGAGTTACAGAACCGTATTAGACTGGTGACTCATAGTCAGACAGAAATGGCTCAGGCTACAGAAAGCGTGTTTGATATATCATCTCGAACCAATCAAGCTGTTGGCGCAACCGCTCAAATCTATCAACGTTTTGCAAAAAATGCTGATACTTTAAATATTAGTCAGCAAAAAGTCGTAGAACTAACAGAAACTGTATCAAAAGCAGTCGCTTTATCAGGTGCCGCACAAGCGTCATCAGAAGCGGCATTAATGCAGTTCGGTCAAGCTTTGGCTAGTGGCGAGTTGCGCGGCGCTGAACTTAATTCTGTAATGGAACAAACACCGGCTTTAGCACAAGCTATTGCAGATGGTTTAGGTGTTAGCGTTGGCGCACTTAAAGATATGGGTAAAAATGGTGAGTTATCTATCAACAAAGTGATAACTGCACTTGAAAAAGCAAAATCATCTGTGGATAGTGATTTCGAGAAACGTGTAAAAACACTCTCGATGTCATACACCAATCTCGAAACATCATTTATTAAATATGCCGGTGAAGCTGACCGCACTTATGGAATCACACAAAAACTTGGCGAGAGTGTAGATTTTGTTTCGAAAAATCTTGATCAATTAATCACTGCAGCAGTTGTTTTAACTGGTGCCTTAGCCGTTGGTAGAATCAGCCAGTACAGTGCAGAGTTAGCAAAATCAGGTATTATCAGTGCAAAAAATGCTTTAGCCCATACAGCAGAAGCAAAAAGCATTTATGAAAGAGCAACAGCAATGCGAGCTGCTGCACAACTTGAAATGTCTAGTTTGACCGCACAATTACAGCTTGCTCAATCTGAACAAACTCGATTTGCATTGCGTGAAAGAATGAAAGTTCAGTCTGCTCAAATTATTGCACTTGCAGAAGCAGAAGCTGCAGCAAAACGGAACCTTGCCACAGCAACTAATCTTGCAACGATGGCGGCAAAAGGTTTGCAAAGTGTAATGGCTTTACTTGGTGGCCCAGCAGGTGTTATTGGTATTGCGGCTACATCATTATTATTTTTCAGTTCACAAGCCGCCGAAGCTCGACAATGGGCATTAGATACATCTATTGCTAATCAAGCTTTAGCCGAATCTTATGAGCAAATCACCGAAGCGGCATTATCAATTAAAATTACTGAACAGCTTGAAAATGTCAAAAAATATTACGCTGAAATCGAAAAATTAAAAGCGGGAATAGCGACAAAACAGGTTGGTGCAGATTTTGATGGTATTAGCGTTGGTGGAAATGCAAATGATGCCGAAATCGAAAGTTTAAAAAACAAAATCCAAGTAATTAAAGAAAATGCTGATGTTGCAAAACAGTCACTTGAGAAAATGCTTTCTCCACTTGGCGAGAAGATGTTGCGAGCAGGTAAAAATGTTGATGAAGTGCGGCAGAAATTCAAGTTGCTTGGTGTATCAGCCGAAACTGCAGATAACATTATAGCTAGCTTGCCGAAAAGCTTTAATGACACGGCTAATAGTGCAAATAAAGCGGCAGATAAGACGTTAGATTTAAAAGATGCGATGGATAAGCTGAAAGAAAAATCTACGTCTCTCGCTCAAAAGCTTGAAGTTGCAAAACTCAAACAACAAGGTCAGGCTAAATCCGCTTATGTATTGGCAGGTCTTTATGAATTGCTTGGAAAGGAAGGCGCTGAATACAACGAAGTATTGATTGGTATTGCTACAGGCACAATTACTGCAGCTAATGCGGCAGATAAAGCTGTCGGGTTATCACTTGAAACACTAAACAAGATTTTAGCCGGTAAAGCAACATTGGAAAAAATGTTTTCCGATGAAACCAAAGTGACAACAATTGAAACGCAAATCAAAGAAAGCAACAAAAAATCAGGTAGTCGAAAATCATCAGGTGAAAATGCTCGAGATAGTTGGTTAAGTTTCTATGATGAAATTCGTAAGAAAAGTAGTTCTAGTCTTGCTGAAATTGACTTGGAACAAACAAGAATGTTCCAGCGCTTAGAAGAGCACAACAAAAAAGGTGTTGTATCTCATCAAGAATATGAAACAGCAAAAACAGCTATCACTGAGCGGTTTGCTCGTCAAAGGTTAGAACTTGCAGGAAAATATGCGCCTGAGAAATTATTACGTGCAAACTTAAATGATGAGTTAGCGGTAGTTGAAGAGCTTAAAAAAGCAGGACAGCTTACAGGTGGTGAAGCTAATACTGCTGAATTGCAATTGAAGTTTGATTATGCTCAAAACAGATCTCAAAGTGCGGTCAATCCATTAGATCAATTACGCGCACTTTATGATCCGCAACAAGAGCTAATTAATCAACAAACGCAAGAGCTTGCTCAGCTCCAAGCATTTAACGATCAAAAGTTAATCACGGAAGAAGAATTCCAACAACGCAAACAGCAAATCATTGAAAAATACAGAAATAGCCAGTTTCAAGAACAAATTGGGCTTTATGCTAATGGATTAAATGATCTTGGTAGTGCGTTTGGAACTTTAACATCGGTCGTTGAACAATCAGCCGGTAAGCAATCTGCAGCTTATAAAGCAATGTTTGCAGTATCAAAAGCGTTCGCAATTGCAGAAGCTACGGTGAAACTATCTCAGGCAGTCGCACAAGCGATGGCAGATACAACCGCACTTACTCCAGCTCAAAAATTTGCAAATATGGCAGCGGTTGCAGCGGCCGGTGCTAATGTTATCTCTCAAATCACTAGCGTAGGATTCGCTAAAGGTGGTCATGTTGTCGGAGAAGGTACTGGAACAAGCGATTCTATCTTAGCTCGATTATCTAACAATGAATTTGTTATGACATCACGCACGGTTGATCACTATGGTGTTGGGTTTATGAACGCCTTAAACCAACGAAGATTCCCTAAATTTGCAAATGGCGGTCATGTTGGTGGCAAATCTGATAGTTATGACGGATTGTTTAGCGGTGGTGGAGCATCAACTAATAACGAAGTATCAATAACAATAAATATTGATAAAAACGGAAATGAGAGTGTTACTGCTGAGCAAAAAGCCGAACAAGGTAAAGAGTTAGCACTAGCAATCCAAGCAAATGTACTTGAAGTGTTAAGAAAACAACGTCGTCCAGGTGGAATGCTTGGATAAGGAGATGAGATGGCTTTAAAAACATTGCCTTGGTGTCCGCAGCCTGGTTATACAGTTGATGAAGAGCCAAAGCGGAAAGTGCTTAATTTTGGGAATGGCTATCAGCAACGAATGGAAGATGGAATTAATGCTCTTTTGAGAAAATATTCCGTTACCTATAAGGTTAAAAATAGCCAATCAGCAGAATTTCGTCAATTTATGAAAGAGCACGGTGGAGTCCGTGCTTTTTATTTTAAAGATGTCGCACTAAATGGGGAGTTAGTTAAAGTTGTTTGTGTTAAGTTCCCTCGCCAAATTGGATTAACTTACACAACCTTTAATTGTGAATTCGAAGAGGTAGTGTAAATGCCTAAAAATTTACCTAAGAAAATGACCGCACTTTTGCCTGAATTAGAGCAAGGTGCGCTTATTGAATTGTGGGATATTGATTTACGCCATATTACTCCGACTAACGGTTCTAATACTGCAGGTGAATTATATCGATTCCACAATGGTTTAAACCAAGGGCGAACCAATATTTGGTGGCAGGGTAATGAGTATCAAGCCTATCCAATTGAAGCAGATGGCTTTGAAATTAGTGGACAAGGTCCAAGTTCTCGTCCGACATTAACAGTATCTAACCTATATGGCATCATTACTGGCATTGCGGTTAATTTAGGGCAAGGCGTTGGTGGTAAAGTTACTCGTAGATTGGTTTATGCGCAGTTTCTTGATTCCCGTAATTTTGAAGGTGGCAAAAACGCTCAGGCAGATCCTACACAAGAAGCAGTGAGTTATTACATCATTGAGCAATTAAAAAGCCTTGATGATAAACAAGCTACTTTTGAACTAGCATCACCTGCAGAAACGGATAACGCAAAAATCCCGCTATTAATGATTACATCTGATGTTTGTATTTGGCAATATCGTTCGCCACAATGCGGTTATACAGGTGGACCTGTTGCCGATGAATTTGATAAACCAACGAACGACCGTAAAAACGATAAATGCTCGCATTGTATACGTGGTTGTAAATTGAGATTTGGTGAGAATGCTGTATTACCGTTTGGCGGTTTTCCAAGTACAACCCAGTATGGGAATTGATCATGATTATTCCGGATAAATTAAAAAAAGAAATACTGTCACACGCTAAAAGTACAGAGCCGCAAGAATGTTGTGGCTTTGTTGTATTTAAAGACGGTTTTTCTTACATCCCTTGCGAAAATATCTCACACGATCCTGTTAATTTTTTTGAAATATCGCCAGATGATTTTCTTCTTGCTGAAGAACGTGGTGTTATTGTAGCGCTGGTGCATTCTCACCCTGATTCTGCTTTTGAAAAAGGATTGCCATATTTATCCATTGCTGACAGAGAATGTCAGGTTAGAACACAGTTAGATTTTTGGCTGGTGGTGGATGACGACATTAAACAGTTCCGTTCTATTTCACCGCTGATTGGTCGTCAATTTGAAAACAATAAACAAGATTGCCGAAATATCATTCTTGATTGTTATATGTTAGCCGGTATTGAATTGCCAGATCAATCCACTTACGAATTTGAATGGTTTGAGCATTCCAATTTATATGAAGAAGGCTTGGCTCGTTGTGGATTTGAAAAAATTCCTTTTGATGAAGAACCGCAGCTTGGCGATGTGATTTTAATTAAAGTCGGTGCAAGTTTCGCTAATCACGCAGGAGTGTATCTAGGTGATCAGATGATGGTTCATCATAGTGAAAGTCGTCTCTCTGCACGTGTACCTTATGATGGTTTTTGGCTTAATTCCACACATTCAATTTGGAGATATTCAGAATGGCAAAAATTACATTTCATGGCAATCTTAAACGATTTAGCGATGAACCATTCGAGCTTGATGTAAGTAACTTTCGAGAGTTAATGAGTGGATTAATCACTCAAATTCAAGGGCTAAGATCGCATCTTAGCAAAGGGTATTACAAAGTTAGAATTGGTAGAAAGTATATAAGCAATGAGCAATTAAAAAATAATCCAATAATTGATCTTGATGATAAATCCTCCGTACATTTTACGCCAGTTATTACTGGTGCGGGTAAAGCAGCAGGTATAATTCAAGCCGTTGTTGGGGTTGTATTAATTGCTGTTGCATGGTGGAACCCGTTAGGTTGGTCTGCCGGTGGTGTAATGATAGCTGGCGCAATGGGGGCATCACTTGCTATATCAGGAGCTATATCTCTTTTAACGAGACCACCAGATATGGGTAGTAGTGCTAATGAAAGTGAAAAGAAACAAAGCACATCATTCAGCAATCTTCGTAATTTAACTCCGCAAGGAAGGCCTATTCCGTTATTGTACGGAAAAATGATGACCAGTCTTATACTTGTTTCTCAAGGGATAGAAACTTTTGACGATCATCAATAACATCACAAATAAATTTAACCGCTTATAGGCACTGCTTATAGGCGGTTTTCTTTTTAAAGAGGTACTTATGGGCGGTAAAAGCCAAGGTTCAGCGCGCACACCACATGAAGCACCTGATAGCCTTCGTTCTTCACAACGATTACGTGCTATTGGTTTAATTTCTCTTGGTCCAATCAAAGGTCCAGCCAATAAATGGAAATCAACTTACTTTGACAATACGCCAATCCAAAATGCAAACGGTGTTGATGATAATGATGAGTCAAGTTTCAATTTCAAAAACACAGAAATAGCATTTACACTCGGCACACAGGACCAAATGCCGCTACAGGGATTTGAAATGTCAGAGCGTGAAGTATCAGTTGGCGCTGAAATCAAAAATGTTACCCCTGTAACAAGAACAGTTATTGATCCTGATGTGACACGTCTCAGAATTACATGTGGTGTAAGTGCGTTATTTTCTCAAAATGAAAATGGCGACACAGAGGGAACATCTGTATCACTTGAAATCTTAATCAACGGGCAAAGCCGCACGGTAAAAAATATTAATGGTAAATCATCATCTCGCTTTTATCGCAGTTACATCATTGATAATTTACCGCCTAAACCATTTACCATTACAGTCAAAAGATTAACAGCCGACAGCACTTCACAACGACTACAGAATGGCACTCATTGGGTTAGTTACACGGAAATCATTGATACCAAACTGTCATACCCAAACATGGCATTAATTGGCATTAAAACGGATTCGCGCTATAACCCAAATTTCCCTAATGTAAATCTATTACTTTATGGCCGATTAGTAAAAGTGCCAAGTACGTATAATCCTGAAACAAGAACGTATGCACCAGGTATTTGGCGCGGTGATTGGAAAGAAGAGTGGACGGATAACCCCGCCTGGATTTTTTACGACTTAGTCACTAATTCGTTAGCTGGATTAGGTAAACGAATTGGGGAATACGGATTAGATAAGTTTCAACTGTATCAAATTGCAAAATACTGTGATGAATTAGTCGATGATGGATATGGTGGCAAAGAGCCACGAATGGTATCTAATCTATGGATTACAGAACAGCGTGATGCCTATAACGTGCTATCAGACATGGCTTCTGTTTTTCGCTCTATTGCAGTATGGAATGGGACACAGTTTTCAGCTATCCAAGATAGAACATCAGATCCAGTATGTTTATATACTCAATCAAATGTAGTTGATGGTAAATTCTCTCGTCAATTTGCGGCAGGAAAGACAATTTTTACTGCAGTAGAAGTTGAATATGCTGATGAGCGTAACTTCTATCAAAAAGCGATTGAGTACGTTGCAGATGATTTAATGATTGCTCGCTATGGCTACAACGTTAAGAAAATTACAGCTTACGGTTGCACAAGTCGTGGGCAAGCTCATCGATATGGTAGATGGGTATTAGAAACCTCTCGTCTTGAACAATGTACTATTACCTTTGTAGTAGGCCTCCAAGGATTATTGCATTTGCCTGGCGACATCATTGAAATTGCTGATAATGATTTTGCAGGTAGAACACTTGGTGGACGAGTTATTGCGATAAACGGTAAGAAAGTAACGCTTGATCAACCTGTAGAAATTACTGGTAATAGCTATTTAAGTTATCTCAATGATGAAATGCAGTTGGTGAAAATCAAAATCATCAATGTAGATAATACAAATAAATCTATTGTTACATTAGAAACCAACCCTGTTGGTTTGAACGTAATGGATGATTGGGTATTAAAAACCCCGCAAGTATCTACTCAGCTTTACCGTGCTCTCGGCATTACTGAAAACGATGACGGAAGTTATACCATAACTGCACTGCAGCATGAACCGCAAAAAGAAGCGATTGTTGATGGTAGTGCAAGCTTTGTGCCTGTTGCTACAACCATGCATAATGGACTAACAAAAGTAACTAATGCTGATGTAGTTTATAGTGCTGACGGTATAAGACTTACTTGGTCAGTACCCACAACAGATGCGTTATTAACCTATGAAGTGCGGTTATATCGCAACGGAAAGGTTTTCAAAACATATCTAAACTTAAAAAATCCAGAAATATCATTTGAAGGGTTGCCTGATGGCAGTTATACCGCAGAAATTAGGGCTAAAAACCAAAGTGGCCAACTGTCAGATCCCGTAACACGATCATTTGAGATTAATCTCAATATTCCTAGATTTGTTACTAAATCCTTGTTATTTGCTATTGAGCTTGATTGGGATTTGCCTAAGACATTTACACCTGGATTTAGCACTGAGATTTGGCGTAGCAATACAAATGACATAAACACTGCGGTTAAAGTGGCAACACTGCCATATCCTCAAAGTAACTATGTTATCAATGGTGTGCCTTTATCGACAGGCTATTACTTTTATTTGAGAGGAGTAGATAAGCAGGGAAATAAAGGTGAGTTCACCGAAGCAGTATTTGGCGAAGCAGATCATAACCCAGATAACTTGTTAAATGCGTTAGAAGGGAAAATTACTAAATCTCAACTTGGCCAAGAACTCATCAACTCCATTAAAGCTGATATTAATAATGCAGTTGGAGAAGAAGCTAAAACAAGACAAACTGCTGTCGCAGGTGCATTAGCTCAAATAGCTGCACAAGCCCAATCATCAGGAACCGCAATTAAAAATCTTGAAAAAGCAGACCAAGCACAAGCTGAAACGATCAAAACTGTGACAGCGAAGGCAGAATCAGCTTTATCAGGTATTACTGCAGTAAGACAGGCTCAAGCGGAAAGTGATAAAGCAAACGCACAACAAATTAACGCCTTAACCGCTAAAGTTGGCAATGCTGAATCAACAGTATCGCAGGTGAGCAGTGCTGTCGCTGGACTTAATGGCAAAGTTAGCTCAATGCACACAATCAAAACGCAAGCTATTGCTGGTGGAAGAACTGCTGTTGCTGGTATCGCACTTG